TGTCGCCGTTCGGTGAGCAGAAGGTGGTGATCAACCGCTTCCTGAAGGCTGACTCGGCACTCCTGTTCGATCCGCAGTACTGGAAGATCGCTGTGCTCCGTCCGTGGACGCGTATCCCGCTGGCTGTAACGGGCGATGCTCACCGCAACCAGATCGTTGGTGAGTTCTCGCTGAAGCACTTGAACCAGAAGGCCTCGGCTGCAATCAAGGGCCTGACGGGTTCGAACGTCACCATCGGCCAGTAATGACCTGAAGGCTGCTCCATAACGTGGGACCCGGTTCCCATGGATGTGGCGAAGTGCCGGGCGTGAGCAGCCTGTAGTAACCCTCCGGTCCCCCGTTCGCGGGGACCCTCAGATTCCTTTACACCCTGCTGCGTCCACTCTCGCGCAGTGGGGTCTTTTCCTTTCCCCATGCTCCGACTCGATAACGGCGTCAATGTCTCGGTCACGTCCAACACGGACGGGCACATTGTCGAGACCCACCAAGTCATCCCCGACAGCCTCCTCCAGGACCTTGCAGACAAGCGCCTTGCTTCGTCGAACGTCAGGGAGAAGGACCTCATGCACGTTGCCTCCATTCCTGCGGCCCTCGTAGACCGCTGGTTCCGCGAAGGCTATGACGTGTTTCAAGAACCAATCCGCAAGACCGTCGCGAAGCTCAAGAACGAAAACCTTGAGTATTTCCTCGCGACTGCCAAGGACATCTAAGTGACCCTCGCCCAACTCCGTACACAACTCCTCGCCATTTTAAACCGAAACGACTGCACTACGGACTTGGCGAACCAATTCATCAACCTGGCCCAAGCGCGTATCGAGCGCACGCTCCGCGTCCCCGGTCAGGAGCAGATCACCCTTGCAACGGGCAACGACCCTTCGGTCACCCCCACGAACTCCCTGGTCGTCCCTCCGGACTTCCTGAGCCTGAAGCACATGTACTCGGGCTCGACCCTGATGGAGAACAAGGACCTCGCTCACTTCCTCAGGATGCCTCAGGAGCTGTGCGGGGACCCCAAGTACTACTGCCGTGTCGGCGCGTCGTACCTGGTCAAACCTACGGTTCCCCAAGGAATCCAGGTCGTGATGGTCTATTACGCCACGCAGCCTGTGTTGGTGGGCGACACCGACTCCAACTTCTTCACGAACGCTGCTGCTGACCTCCTGCTCTATGGGGCTCTCAGCTACGGCTGCGACTACTTCGTGGACGACCGCACAGCGGCCTACGAGCAGCGCTTCACCCAACTCTACGCAGACCTAGAAGAGCAGGGCCGCATGACTGACATGGATCAGTCCGCACAGGCGGTCTCTCCTGCATACAATACGGAGTACTAATGACGGCCAACCCTACCGGCTTCTTCTCGGGGACCAACACGCCCCCGGAGGCTGAGACGACCAACGCTCTGATCGACTCGCTGAATGCACAGGTGGCCACGGTCACCGCAGCGAACTCTCAAGCGCAAGCAGCGGCTACGGCTGCAGAAGCATCGGCCAGCAACGCGAGCATCTCTGAGACCAACGTCTCCACGCTCGCCCAGCAGGCCACGGACACCCTGAACTCTGCGAACACCACACTCGCTCAAGCTCAGACTGCGGTCTCCACAGCGAACTCTGCGGTTACCCAGGCTACTACGCAGGCTGGGATTGCAGCTACCCAAGCTGGTGCTGCATCTACGTCCGCTACCAACGCCGCTACCAGTGAGACCAACGCAGCCGGAAGCGCTACCGCAGCAGCTTCGAGTTCCTCTGCAGCTTCGACGAGTGCCTCCAACTCGGCAGGCTCTGCCACTGCAGCAGCGAACAGCGCCAGCTCTGCGTCGACCCAAGCATCCAATGCGGCCTCGAGCGCCACCGCAGCGTCCACCTCGGCATCGAGCGCCAGCACCTCGGCAGGCAACGCGTCTAACTCCGCTTCGTCGGCATCGACGTATGCGAGCAACGCGAGCACCTCTGCATCCCAAGCCGCTGGGTCAGCCTCGGCAGCGTCTACGAGCGCCTCGAATGCAGCCGGCAGTGCTACTGCTTCCGCGACCAGCGCAACGAACGCGCAGAACAGCGCCAACGCTGCAGCAGCTTCCGCAGCGGCCATTGCTCTCCCTATCCCCATCTCGAGCGGTGGCACGGGACACACGGATGCTGCGAGTTCCTTGAGTGCCCTGGGGGGCGTTAATGCAGCGTATGTGGCTGCAGCCGTGGCTCCGTTCTCTGGTAGCAACAGGATTATCAACGGGGATTGCACGATTGCGCAACGTGGGGGGAGCGCATCGTTCGCGACTACTGCGGGAACTACCGTTGTGGGCTATGGTGGCCCGGATCGTTACCTAGTCGCCAATAGTGCGGGTGGCACTCTAACGCAGAGCCAAGGCACGCTTACTTATGGCGGCGTATCTTATGCGTGCGTCACGCAAACGGCTACAGCGGTAATGACCGACAACTCAGGAATGAAGTACTGGAACGGTATTTGCCAATCAATAGAAGGCGTTAACGTATATGACCTAATAGGAAAGCCGGTAGCATTTTCTTTCGTGTTTTCTGCGTCGATGGCGGGGGTCTACTCGGTCGCGGTTCGCGATGGCGGAACGTATTCATACGTCACAAGCATAAACGTCGCCACGCCGAATACGCCGCAGCTTTATAAAATTCTGGCTCCTGCTATTCCGTTGGGCGCGTCTATCCCGAGAGGCACTGCGGCTGCCATGTCTGTATGTATTGGCGCGATCAATCTCGGTGCATATCAGACCTCTACGCTTAACGCTTGGCAATCCGGCAACTATTTTGTCGCTAACGGCTTTACCAATTGGGGCTTGACCGCCAACGCGACAATCAGCGCGACTTTGCTACAGCTCGAAGCCGGAAGCGTCGCAACACCGTTTGAGCGCCGTTCGTATGGGCATGAGTTAACACTGTGTCAGCGGTATTACCAGATTGTAGACTCACTTAGCTTTTGGGGGATGGGGGCGTCAGGAGCTGCGTTTGGCGGGAGTATGCTGACTTTCGTACCCCTGCGTTCCTCTCCTACTCTCGGGGTAGGTTCATGGGCTTACGGCAATAGCTCAGGAGGAACCGCTAACGCCTCGTCTACGCATATAACAGCTTACGCAACGGCCAGCTCAGCAGCGGGGGCGAGTTTCACTGCAAACGCTCTCACGCTTAGCGCGGAACTATAATACATGACATATTCGCTCACTCAAAACGGCGGCATTCTCCGCGATTCGGATGGTGCATTTATTCCGGCTGATCCGCTCAACTCCGATTATGTGGCCTATCTCGAATGGGTCTCTGAGGGTAACACCGCCTCGGTCCCCCAGCTCTCCCTAGGCGACCACAAGTCCCTGAAGTCCTCGGAGATCCTCGCAGCCTGTCAGGCCCAGATCCTCTCTGGGTTCACCTCGAGTGCCCTGGGGACTCCCCACACCTACCCCGCGAAGCCCACGGACCAGCAGAACCTCGCGTCGTCCGTGCTCGCCTCGCTGATGCCCAACCTTCCGTCCACCTGGCTCACGCCATTCTGGTGTGAGGACTCCAACGGCAACTGGAACTGGTCAGCCCACACGGCTGCGCAGATTCAGCAAGTTGGTATGGACGGCAAGGCTGCGATCCTCGCCTGCATGAGTAAGAACCAGCAACTCCAGGACCAGATCGCAGCGGCCACGGACGTTCCTTCTGTTGAGGCTATCTCTTGGTAGTCCTTAACTTCCTCAAACGCTACCTGCTGAACATCCTGATCGTGCTTGACATCGCCGTCAACGCCTTGGTTCTGCTCGGTAGCCCATACGAAACGATCTCGTCCCGTGCCGGCAAGGCCCAGCTCAAGCAGCAACGCTGGGGCTGTGTCCTGTGCCGGGTGTTGGACTGGCTCCAGAAGGGCCACTGCAAGACCGCCATGGCTGCGCAGATGGGAACGGACGCAATCATTCCAGATTAAGGAAACAATATGACGTGGTGCGATGAAGCACTGAAACTAATCAAGCAGTTCGAAGGGTGCCAGCTCAAGGCATACCCCGACCCTGCGACAGGTGCCGCACCATGGACTATTGGCTACGGTGCTACAGGTACCAAGATCGGCCCAGGGACCGTATGGACCCAAGTTCAAGCTGACCAGGATCTCCTGGACCGCGTGGTCGCCCTGGGGTCATTCATTGACTCCGAGGTGAAGATCCCTCTGACTGACGAGGAGAAAGCCGCTCTGGCCTCCTTCACGTACAACGTGGGACGGGGCAACTTCGACCACTCGAGCCTGCTGCGTCTTCTGAACGCAGGGGACATCGAAGGTGCAGCCAAAGAGTTCCCGAAGTGGGATCTCGCAGCCGGCAAGGTAATGGCAGGCCTGGTCACTCGTCGCTCTGGCGAGATGGCTGAGTTCCTGTTGGGCGCAAATTTCAACGTGGGGTCACCGAACCTCCAACAGCACTCGGAGGTAGCAGTATGAGCTGGTCGAGCATCG